AAGAGATTTTGACGCTATGCCCTCCTGACCTTCTTGTAGATTCATTCTGTCAACAAACTCAGAATAAATCTCGCCGCCGTTGATTTCATCTGCGGTGCGAGGGAAATCTTTAGAGTAGTCTTCTACCATTTCGCGAAGATTTTCTTGAACTACCTTGGGTTGCTCACTCATCGGCTTATCCCAATCAAGAAGCTCGTCCTGCTCGACGTTGAGTTCTACGGTGTAGAGGGAGCCTTGTCTCGTATTTTGATTTTTTCAAATATCTAATTCTTTTTTGCTTTATTCCTGTTCTTCATCATTTCATAAGTCAGGATTTTTTTGCATCTTAGCCTTTCCAACCCTCTTTGATTTGTTCATCTACACTATTTTCCAGCTGTATTATATTTGGTATTCGTCGTTCCTTTGTCTTCCGTTAATACCATCTTGGTGATAAGCTAGATTGATTTGATATTGTTGTGCCTCCTCTTTCTCCTGAGCAAAGTAAAGTCCCTAGCCGTACGCCTGAGCGCCCTCGCCCGTGCCGATCTGCTCAGTGCTGAATTTATCAACTTTGTGTGGAGTGCCGTGGAAAGCAGAAATTGAAAAACTAGCAGGCCCAACAACCCCGCCATCCTTAGTTGGGAAAGTTTGGGTATTGTCTGTCGGCGTGACTTCGGCCCGGCCGAGGGAGAAGCTAACCTCTTCTAAACCTGCTACGCGACCCTCATCTTTAAATTTAAGAACTTCGCCAGCTAAAGGAAGCGCGCCTTTTCTTGGGTTAAAAATATCAAGAACATTAACCCGTTTTGGAAGCTTACCATAAGGTTTGCCTTTGAGAATCATTGGGTAACTTCTATGTGGAGCTACTCCTAAATCTTCTGCTGAAGTTACATTTTTCGCTTGCCCTTTTTCAATACTAACAATTCCTAATACGTCTCCAGTATTAATGTCTCGCGTATTATCAACCTCCATTAACTCAATCATGCGAGTAACATCAGGCATTCCTTGCTTTACATAAGCGGTCGCTCCAAGTTTTTGAGCAGTGACATTTCCTTTTACGTTTAAACTTGTAGAAAACATTTTAGAGCCACGACTATCAAAAGTTCCTCCATTTTCTTTTAAGAGAGAACTAAAAAATTGATCGATAGACTTCCAATCGTTTTTTATTCTTTTTTGCCCAAGGCGCTAGCTCCTTAACACTAGGAGACTTACCCTTTTTTCTAGCGCTTTCATTTTCTTTTCTTTGAGCGTTTTTCTGGGCAGGTCGTGTAGTTTTTAACACCTTGATCACGAACTTTGTTTAAAATTTCTAATGCTTTCTTTTCACTAATAGCCCCTGACTTTATTGCCCCATTTAAGCTCTTCAGTATACGCCATCGCAAAGGTTTCATTCCCTGTAATATTTCCTGTCTGATAAGCAAAAACCAAAGCCAGCCCATCTCTAGCGTCAGCAGCATTAGCAATTCCAGAGTGCATACTATCGCTGCTAACTGCCCATGCCGCTCCTTTATGATGAAGAGGGTAATCAATTCCTCCTTGGCATTCTATAGAAATTCCCGACTTAGGGTCTAATCCTTTGTAAGTGCCAACCCTCATTCTGTCGGCGTAAAACCCAAATAATTTTTTACCTTTAACGTCAGAAGGTTTTAATGTTTTCCATTCTGGCGAAAGACTAAACGAAACTTGATCACCCTCAAAACCAATTTCGGCAAGTTTATCATCATCGATCTCAACATCGGCTAAAGTCCCAGGCTCATCTTCAATACCTTCTTTAATTTCTGTTTCAGTAAGAGGTTCTCCTTGCTCGTCTCCGTCTCTATCTTTGTAAGGCTTAACATCTTCTGCTAAAGAATACGGCACATCTACCATTTTCCCGTCTACCATCTGAACAGGCACGGCATCACGCTCTGATTCAAATGACTCCTGCGAAGTTTTGCCAACAAGCATATCGGAAAGAGCATCAAGCTGGACAGAGCTAAGTTTCCCTTCTCGTTCTGCCTTTTTCATTACTGCTGCCCTGCGAAGCGCTAAACCGAAAAATTCTTTTATTGCGTCAACAAATGCTTTTAGCTGAACCGCGCCAGGCCTACGCGAACGAACCATTGCTGAAAGGTTTTTACTAAGAAGCTGTCTCATTTTAGACTTCTTTCCATTTCGCGTTCTAAGGGCTAACACCTCGGCTAGTTCCGCGACAGCTTCATCTAAAGCTACTTCTTGATTACTTTCTGACATTTCATCAAAAGTAGCCGGAAGAAACCTATCTCCCTCATCAAGCATTCCATCTAGGGCTTTAAGAGATCCAATTTGCTGAGACCTAGACCATTTGCCATTTGCCATCAATATCCTTCGTTTGCCATGACCTCGCTCATGTATAAGCGTTAAAATACTTGATCCATTGAAAATCTTAGTGGCAGCTTCTTTGCGGCCCATCTGACCAGCAGGTATATAAACACCAAAAATAGTCTGGCCTCCAGACATGACCTCTTCGGTTACTTCTCCTGTCCCGCCGTTTCTTTGCTCAATAAGCTTAGCCTCAGTCTCAATGCGAGCATCTGATCCAGGTAGTTCAACTAAAGCGTCAGCTTGCGTAAACGTCCGAGTCTCAATCTCCACCATTTCCCCAGACTCATCTACATCAAGCCTGCCAGCCTCAAACTTAGAAAGCAGCTCGTCAAACGCTGCCTGTCTCTGGCTTTCCTTTACGCCAAAGATTTCAAACACAGTTTCTGTAGCCTGTTGAGCAGTCTCTAAGGTAGCGATAATATCGCCACTTTCTGTATTATAAACTTCATACCCTTTCTTTTTAGGGTCCATTCTGACACCAGGCGAAATTCTTAACTGACTAAACTCTGCTTGAGTTTTCTTAGCCATTTCGTTCAGCTTGGCTAAATTAGCAACTGCTTCTTTAGTCTCCGGTCTTGTGGGGTCTTGAGACTCAAGCATCTCAAAAAACGCTTTGCGTTTGCCAATATCCTCTGATTCTTGAAAGTTCTGAACTTTTTCTTTCTTCGTATCCACTTGCAACAAGCTCATCAGTGCTTGCCTCATTAGCCATGGCAATTGATTTGTCTACACCTCTATCTCTAACAAAAGACCCCTAATGAAGCATATGGAGAAATAGATAAGAAATGTTTCCAGATTTCTAGAGCCAAAATTGTCCCAGTGAGCATCCCAGTCAGCTTCTGGTATGTCGCTTTTTAAGCCCATTTAAAACGTCATTTCCAACTTCTGAAAGAATTGCTTGGATTTCTTCAGTTGTGGTCTCTGCTCCACTTCTAGCTAACGCTTGTAAAGTTACCCTAAAATGTTTTTGAGTAATCTTATTAACCACATTGTCTAAAACAGGAAGCTTTCTAGTTACTGCCCCTAATCCAATTCGCTCAGGTATAAACTGAAGTAACGCAATTGGAGACCCAACAGTAGTTGCAAGTTTGTTAGACTCCTCTCTAGAAACACCAGCGTCTATTGCTCTCAAATAGTAATCTTCTTGGTTTGACTCCATAAGAAGACCCATTGTTCCAGCAGGCCCAGTTAAAATACTTCCGGCAATACTAAATCCAACGCCAGGAGTGGCATACAATGCTTTTTCGGCACTAGATAAAAAGGTATCTTCTTCTGCTAAAAGTTTAATTGGATCACGCTGATCTCTAAACCTTCTAATCTCAGCTAAAAACCCATTAACTTTATCGCGATAAAGAACGTCTTCGGCTACAAAATCTGCTCCAGTAGAACCAGCAGAAATGCCTGACAATAAATCAAAAAAACCTTCTTTAAACTTTCTTGAAAAGCTTTCAAAATCTCTTCCCGTAGACTTGGCCAAGTTAGACAAAAGCCCCTCTTCTCCTTTAGTTGCCAAGGTCTGCTTCTCAATAAAACCTAAAAGTTTAGCGGTTCTTGAAAATTCTTCTTCGTCTAAATCTTCTATTAAACGCAAAGAAGAATCCATGTCATTATTCCTAATAAACTTATCAAGATTTCTGACAATAGGTATAACATCATTAAACTCATCTTCAAAAGCTTGCTTAAACGATTTGAATTTATTAGCGGCTGCTGCTGGATCTTTTTGATAAACAGGATCAGCTTTAGCTGCCTCACCCCATGAAGCGTCATATTTACTCCATCCAGTTAATGCTGAAAGCAAAGCCTCGTTACGAATAGTTTCATTGAAAGCAACTTGATCTCTTTTCTCTGTAGCCCTATTAGTTAAAGCGATAACAAAAGCTTGCTCAGGATCTCCTAAATCTTCAGAAAGATCTTTGCCAAATAATTGCTTGTAAGCTTGTCCTCTGCCTATTTCGTATTCAGAGATTGTTGGAGGGTCATAACCAAGCTCTACCTCCATAGTGGCTCTAATTAATGCTTGGTTTTTGACCGACTTGCTCGACTGTGGAGAAAAGTTTTCGTAATCTAAAAGAGCGCTATCAATATTACCTAAAGACTCTCTTACCCAGTTGTTTTGAGCAACAAGCTTTTCACTTTCAATTTGGGACAATTGAGGCTCTTCTTGAACAGAATCGTCAAAATTTATAACATCAGAAATATTGTTTTCTGCATCTTTTAACAACTGATTATAATCAAGTTTTTCCTGTTTATTTTTAATTTCTGCAGATTCTTCAACTTTTGGAGCAAACCTTTCATCTGTAATCCCTTCAATATACGGAGGATCATCAGGAACTGTCATAGGCTCAGTAGATTTCTCTTTTTCTGGAGTATACCTCTGATCTGTTACACCTGGCACAAATGGAGGCGCGTCAGGAGTTGTTATTGGCTGTCCTTGATAGTCAGGTTCCATGTTTTTAGATTATTCGTATTGCCTGTTAAGCTTTTTTATTTTGGGCGAGGAGCCAGTAAATTTTTGTCAGAAAGATCTCCTGATTTCTTGTAATCAAAATGACCTTTGACAAAATCAAAAACTTGCTCTCTTGTTGCGTCCTTTTGCGTTGCTAAAAATTTTGAAAGCTCAATTTTGGCTTCTCCTAAAATCTTTTCTTTTTTTAGTTCTGCTTTTTTAACATCTTCTTCGTATTGCTCAATAAATGCAGGGTCAACAACCTGAAAGCTGTCTGGCTTAATCTCCATAATAGCTTGAAATATAGCCCTATCTTTTTGGCTGAAATCTGCAACTGCTTTTTGACCGCTTCTATAATACCTACGAAACAAATACTCAGAAGCTGGCCCCCTGTAAGTTATAGCTTCATCCATTTTGGCCTCTGCCTCAGATTTTGCAGCTTCCGCTATTTTTTTAGCGTGTTCTGCTTTAAACCCAAATAATTTTAAATCAGTTTCGTTTTCCAAAATCCCTTCAGCTTTAGAAACTCCTAAAGCTAAACTTGGGGGAGCTTTGGGTTTTTGCTCTAAAACAAAATCATCAATTAAATTGTAACCATAATCGTTTATTGACTTTTCTTCTTCAACTATTGCGTCGCGAATTTTTTCAATCTTGTCTTGCAAATGAGTTTTGTAGTTACTGCTTTGAATCTGTTCTGACAGATCTAGTATGTTAATAAAATTAGCATCCGCATCTTCTCCGTTTGGATCATAGTCTCGTATAAGTGCAGAAACATTTCCAATTAATTGTTTTTGGTATTCTGGAGTAGCGATAATTCTGTTTCTTTCATCGCTGTCTCTACCCTCAATAACACCAAGAAGCTTTGCTGTTTGCGCCGCGCCTAGGTCTGGAGCTACGCGAAGAATATCTTCTTTTGTGTTAATAGAATTCGCATAAATACCATCCATTGCAGCAATAGATTGGTTTCTTTTCTTTTTAGCTAAAGCGCTTTCTGCCGATGACTTTAATGCTCTTTGTTGAGCCTTTGAAATACCAGGTATGTCTTTTTCAAAAACAGCAACATTCCCATCGTATGCAGCATCTTGCAATGCATCTAAGGTTTGTTGTTCTCTAATTTTTGATACACGACTCTCCACTTCGTGATCTTGCATCTTTAGGCTATACGCTGACTCTTTAAGGTTCTCTATAGCTCCTTCATAATCCCTGTTTTTTAGATAAGAATCTTGCCGGTTCTGAAACTCTCCAGATATAATTTGAACTTGAGCAAGGCGAGCGTCTCTTTGTGCGCTTCTCATAATCTTCTGCTCGTACGCCATAAGCCTCGTATTAAGAGAACTCATTGCGTCAGCAGATAGATTCTTGGAGGCTAGGGAGTCCTTAAATGCTTTTGATGCTTTTGTTAACTGATCGTCCCAGCTAGAAGGATTATTAAAGTTAAGTTTTTGCTGCTCAGCCTCCATAAAAGCGCCGTATTCGCTTTCAGTTCGCAAAACGTCAATTTTGTTTTGCTCTTGCAAGATTTCCATCTTAGCAGCGTGCATTTCCTCGCCTACCGATCCAACAGCTTGTGCTATTGCTTGCAGACCAGAAGTAGAAGGGACTCCAACTCTGATTCCTGCTGCCTGCTCTGGAGGGACTGCTGGCCCTGTTAAATTTGGTAATTGTGGCATAACTTAAAAAGTTTTTGTTTTACTAAATCCTGGAGTTGCGTCCTCTATGGCTTTTATTTTGCTAGAAATCCTAGCTGCTCCTCCTATAAGCTGGCCCATTGCTGTAGCTTGCGCGTTAGCTCTTGCTACTTTTCCTTGGTAGATCTGCATCTGAGCTTCGTTGCGCCTTGCCTTATCTCTAAATGACATCTGCCTAGCTTCGTCTAAAATCTGTAATTCAAGTCTTGAAGTGGCCTCATCAAAGTAATCCGCGCTAGATCCCTGAGTCGTATCAAGTCCAGACTCTTGCATACGGAGTTTAATCGATGATAACGCTCTTTCGTTTTCAGTTCTCTTGCGAGCCATGCTTTCTAACGAAGCTTCTGCCTCCTGCTCAGCCTGCCGCGCAATAACTCTCGCATTATACCTAGCAGACTGCATTGCCATCTGCCCTTGTTGAATTGATGCACCCGCTTTCATTGCAGTTGCAGCGCCCATTAAAATGTTTGGAAGTCCCATTTCTTTATATTGTTTGAACCATTTGCGCCATAGGTGGCCCGACTTGTGTAAAACCTGAGCGAGAACACTCCCTGACCATGCCTTTAGACTGAACAAAAGCGATTAGCTTGTTGACGCCTTCTGCCTTGGCTATCTTTTGTAACTCCTTAAATAAAGTGTCAGCAATCTTTCTAGACTTGGACACAGTTGAGTCAGGGCTAATAACCATAGCCTCAATAAACCCAAGCGCTCCTGTAACATACAAGAAACACGCTCCAACGGGCCTAGAATCGCTTTCTGCCAACAATCCTATACCAGACTCCAAATCAGACCTACTAGCCCTCAGAGAGCCGTGTGAGTCCCACCATTGGCAAAGCAATGGATAATGTTCTGGAAAATAAGGTTTCAAGGTTAGCTGGTCTTCTCCCATTTAGTAATGATGTTACGGATAAATACGCCAAAAGGAATATCTGATTGATAAAAAACATTACCATCAAACGATCTTGGCAAAGTATTTCTGACTTCAAGCTTGCCGCTGTATAGTGCCGGCGATGATCCAAGGTCTGCATCAGACTGTCTTGGAGTAAGATCTGTAGGCTCCTTAGTGTCATCTGGTGAGTCTTTTGTCTGGATTCCGAGTGAGTTCATAACGTCAATCGTAATCTCTTTGACTCGCTTTTTGTCTCCAGAGGTCGTTCCTGACGCTGTAATGCCCTCTAACGGCATTGGCCACAGCTTAGCTTCAATAGATAAGCCACAAGTTGCCTTGCTAGCAGCAAAGTATGCATTTGAATTTGAATCTACCGCTAATGCCGGATCAGTTTGCGAAGAATCACCTCCAGTGTATGCAAGAACACAAACAAAGTAAGTATAGGTTCCACTAGACAAAAACCTTACGCGATCCCCGACTTTGTATGAAGATGCGTTATTGAAATCATCATTAGTAATAGTAGGTATCGTAACAGACCCGCTGCTTACTGTTTTCTTGCCAAAATAGTCCCCGTCTAAAAGAATCTGTATTTCTTTACCTTCTAGGTGAGTCGATCCAGCAATTGTAGTAACATTAGTTGTGGAATTTGTAGAAATATTAGCTCCGGTAATCGTAGTGCCGCAATCGACATAGAACATATCGTCCTGTAGGCCGTCATCTTGGATTCTAATCTGATCGTTCTTTAGCCTCTCAATGTAGCGCTTGGTGCTTCCGTTGATGGTTCTCTTTACTACAAAGTAGACCTCGTCTTCTTCTCCGGTAGCTGGAAGGATAGCAACTGACTCAATTGTCCCTCCTTGCGTTTTGAGGCGATACCAGCCCATTTTCTCCACTTCTGGATCAAACACTAAGCAGGCAGCAATACCCTCTCCTGTGACGGCGTAGAGCGTAGAAACACGGTTTAGCTGAAACGCCATTTGCTTGACGCCACCTCTTGTTACGTGTTCAGCCTCTCTAGTCATATCAGCAGCAGCGTAAACGCCCCGCTCATAATCGTTTGTGAGACCTCTGATGATCCTGCCTCCTAGCTGGACGTAGAATGTAAAGTCATCAACCTCTACAGGCTCAAGGTCAGCAGCGCCGCGACCGGCTTGTCTTGCCGAGCTGTTTTTACCTGGCGCTAGAATAGATGACCCGTCTTCACCGGTTAGGTTTCTTATCTGCGAGGATAGCCCCAGAAGCGTCTTTGACTGCTCAGATACCCATTGTATCGGATCTTGGTTGCCGGTCCTTAGAACGTCTTTAAATGGCTGCGAGTCTTCTTGTATGCCACGCTTAAAGTTATCCCATTTATCTACCTCGCTTCCCCAAATAGCTTGGTTGTCTGCTTTAGTAGAAGCAAAGCAAAGCCGGTTGTTTTTAAAGAACACCTGCTTAGGATACTTTTTTCTAGGATTCCATTCATTCTCAGCCCAAAGACTTGTAGCATCAGTGCTAAACAAAGGTTTTGTGGCAACAACAGTAGCGGTTGCGGTATTGTTGCCTGTATTAACAGAGTTGATCAACACTTCCCCAGATATTTCTGTTTCTGCAATAGTAAAGGTAACGGGGTCTCTTTCACTGTTTCCACTAAAAAGAATAAGTCTTAACCAAACAGGATTTCCTGTCTCATCTCCTTCTCTCGTGTAATTATCAGAACCATTATCAGAAACCAATGAATGCCTTGTTGTCCAAGTAGATTGATTATCATAAGACTCTTGTAAAACCCACTCATTGTTCCAGCTTCCCTCAGTCCTTAGTGTCCACTCACCTCTTACATAATAGTTAATAGAGTTATTATTTTTGTCTTTTGCAATAATCCCAGCTTCAAAGTTAGAAAGATAGTTAGAAATAGGATCATTATTTGGATTATTATGTCCGTTATAAGCAGAAATGCACAAATAGTAATCTAATGCTCCTCCAGTCTGATCTAAAATAATATCTCCTTGAGAATAAGTTCCTGTTGAATTCCAAACAACATAGCTACCATTAGTTCTATCAGCGGTGGTTTCATAAACCTCTCTTGCTTTTAAATGAGTTATCTCAAAAGAACTTCCCACCATTTCAGACACAAATAAAGGAGCAGACGAAGTAAGTGTTACCGAGCTAGTTGTCCCAGAAGGTGTGATTGTTGTCGTTGTTAAATTCTGATCTTCAAACGGCTGGTTCTCAAACTCAAGCGCTGCAAAATCAAACGTAGTGTCAGATGTTCTGGTTAGCTTGTAGGGAGCATGATTAGGCGAGGCAATATAGACAATGTCGTTTGTTGATGTCATTCTAAGGCTAAACACATCATCCTCAGTGTAAGGAGTTGTTTTAATATCGCCTAATAACACCCCGTTTCTCCAGAACCGTAACTTTATATCGCTAAATTCCAGCAAATAAGATTCCTCATTAGAAAACGTAAAGCTTTCAAGCCGTGTTTTCTTTGATGAGTCTCTAACCTCGCCAATGTATTCAGTGCCAGGTCGCTTTCTCGCACCGCCAGGTATGGTCGGGGCAAAGTTCTCCATCGTTCTTAGCGATGTAGCGTATCGTGACAGCTCTACACGGCCAAGCATGAGCGGAGACCACTCACCATTAAAGTTAGACTGCAAAAACTCAGGCATTGTATCTTCCGCTTTCGGCGTGGTTTTCTTCAGATCTTTGGAGGAAGTCAGAGTTTTCTCCTGATCGTGACTGTCTTGCGTCGCTCAGCCATGCGTCTTTGATGGCATTGTCGGCCATATTAGATAGATCGCCGGCCAGTCTGGACTCACCGAGGGGAATTGCTAGCTTTGATGCCAGCTTGATTGCTAGAGCTTTAACAAGAAGTGGTGATAGATCTGATGAGATTACCTCTTTGATGTAGACTAGGCCGCAATGCTTAATGTTGCTAAGGATAAGCCCAGGCTCCTTTTCAAACTTGCGAATAGGAACTGGGTTTGGTGTGGGCGTCTCTTCTGAAAGCTCAAACAAATCTAAGACCCTAAGACAGTCTTCTGGGATAATGTGAGCGTAAGACCACCCGAAATCTGGTGTTGCGCCGAATAGCGTCATTCTAGTTCGTTTCCGGCCTACTGACCACCTATGCTTCTCCATGATCTCACGGAGCGTCTGGTCAAAGTGGAGCGAGACTTGCCGTGCCTCCTTGGTGTTTTCAGACATTGTTGCAATTGTCTGCTCTCCCAAATAGCCAAGCGCTTGGTTGGCGATGTCGATGTCGGTAATGATCTTGCTCATAAAAAGGAAAGGCCCGCCCGCCCCGAAAGACAGACGGACCCTTGGTTGTGGTTGCTATGGACTAGGACTCGTCGCAAGGAATCTCTACAACCTTGACTTCCTCAAGGCGAGTGGCTCCTGCTGCGGCAGTTCCGCGAAGCTGGGCGGCATCATTGAAGTCGTTACGCTCGCTAAGCTTAAACTTAGGATTCTGCCAAATATCAAGTGCGATACCTGACTTCACAAAAGCAAAGCAAGTGCGAACATTGGAAGCGACTGCAAGGCGCTCGGTACGAATGAAGTTGAAACCAAGGAACTGGTCAATCTCTCCGTTATAGAGAGCTTGGAGTTCTCCGGCATAATCACTAGAAGTGATCTTAGCTTCATCATAAAGACCGCGAAGGGCTTTGGCGTTAAGCACAAGGTAAGCGTCATCACCGTCAATGTCTTGGCCGAATACCTCGTTTTCTTCCATGAGCTGCTTAGCATCAAGGATTTTTGCAAGGTTCATTCCAGACCCAGTGCCTCCAGTATCGACAGAGATAACTTGGCCAGTTGGAAGATCAGTGCTTACAGCGCCATTGTTACCGGTCTTTGCAGTTCCGGTAGCAGCGGCAATGATGAGATCATCCATCTTGCGGTTAAATCCTGCCTTAAACTCAAGGAAGGTCTGTGATGTGGGCTTCGATTGCTCTGCAAGCCACACCTCGTCAAACTCGTCAAAGTGCTTAACAGCCTGGAACTTCTCAGGGTAGTTAGCGCGCTTCTGAGTTTCGATTTCAGAGATTGCGGTTGCAGCAATGCGGTTTTGACTAGGAGTGCCAAGTGACGAAACGTCAATAGGCTTAATCTGGTCGCGGTAGTTTACCTCACCGGTGCAGTTGGAGTTGACGCTAACAGCGCCGCTAAGACGGCTATCGACCTGCTGGGCAAGACGACGCCACTGACTTTCAAATTTAGGCTGATACTGATCGATCAGCGCGAGTGTTGGACTAACTGGCATAATATTTTAAGGTTTAGGTTTTTGTTTTGGTTCACGAAAGCCGCTGTCTGTGAACGGAAACCTCTAAAATTGGGGCAGCTAATGCTGGTAGGCCATGCGAGGGGCGTATGTAGGGCGGCCAAATTGGGGCTGTATAGACAGGTCTAGCAAGCTAGGTAAGCTGTCATGGATAGCCTTCTAAGCTAAAATATCAATTTAGTCAAACAAAAAGCCTCCCCCTCTGACATGACTAAGAGGAGGAGGCTCGGTGCTAGATGGGAAGAGAGAGACCACCTAGAAATTTGTTAAGCAATATCTCTCGCTTTTGCTAGCAAAGTATCAACGTGTTTGTGAACAGCATCGTCGCCGGCCATGAACTTAGCGTGCATTGGGTGTTGGCTATCTTCCATGATTGCCTGAGCTGTTTCGGCTGGTCCTCGGAAGTCATCGACCTTGGCTGTCTGACCTGGGCCTCGGTAGGAAGCCTCTGAGATTGCATCGCTTAAGTGAGCAAACATCCTAGTAAGCTCTGGGCTATCAATCTGAGATACTACCTGCTTGACGCCTTCAATCTGCTCCTGACTTAGTCCAGCTTGGATTCCGAGCTTTTCGGCTGCAACAGTCGCTCCGTTAACGCGAGCATCGGTTTCAGTTCCAAATGCTTCTAAAAGCTGCTGTTTGCCGGCTTCTCGTCGCTCTTGGGCCTCTGCCTGCCATTGTTCGGCTTGTGCTGCTGCTGCTTCTTGAACAGCCGCTAGTCCGGCAGTAATTGCTGGTCCTGGCGCTCCTGACTGGATTAAAGCATCAACTACTGGAGTTGCAACCTCTTCAGTCCATCCGGTAGCGTTCTGGAAGCTTTCAAAGTCTTCCGGCATCACTTGGTCTGCACTCTCTGGCACACCGGCAGCTTCACGGAATCGACTCCAATCCTCATCGGTGGCGTCTGCTCCTGGGTAACTGACTGACTTTGCTCGCGCTGCCGTCTGGTTATCCTTGAGCATCTTTGCTAGGTCAGATGGACTCTTGCCTTTGAAGTTGCGGTTAATGTAGTCAGCATCGACGCTGTCGTTCTTAAACCGGTCTCCAATCTCTTGAAACCTACCATCTGCATCAAACATTCCTGATGCGTCAAAGGTTGGCGGGGTTGATGGGTCTGAGCCGTATTCTTCTGTAGGGTCAGCTACGGCAGCACCGCCGCCAGCATCTCCTCCTTCTTCGTTTCTAATCAATTCGTATTGTCTCATAGATTCTCTTCTGTAAATAGATCGCCATATTCGTCCTTGAACTGCTTCGCGCTCCAGTTCTCGCGTCTCCACTCAACTACCTGAGCTGACTTCCCGCCCATGCGTTTAGTGAAATATTCTGCCGGAGCATCCTTTTTAGACCGTTTTGTCTTAGGTTGCTTAATAGAAACCTCAACCTCTACTGGTGATGCGTCACCTATTAGATTTTCTAGAGTCTCTCGGAACTTCTCCTGCTTGTGGTGAAGACCTGTAACCTCGCCGTCTACAAGCGTGGCGATCTCTTTCATGTCGGTCTGTCGAATGAACTTGTCGCCAACTAGTTTAAATAGTCTTGGATCAATCATCTGGGTTTCTTGGTTTTAGGTTCTCTAGTTCTATGATTACGTGACGGCCACCTTCGCGTAGTTTCGCGGATGTCTCGTTGTAGTCGTCTTCTGCTTTGAACACCGGCTGGTCGAACTGAAATTTTACTTTCATCCATTCCAACAGCGCGTCCCCTTCTGTGGTAGACAGGAGAGTTTTAACAACCTTCCCGTTATGTGTATGTCTGTCCATTATTGCATCATGCCTTGAAGCTTCTCAGGATCGACCTGGCTGGCGTCCTTGGCAGCGCTGGCAGCTTGTTGAGCCATCATCATCTGCTGCTGTTGAGCCATCTCTGCTGCGCGGGCCTCGCGCTGTTCGATTACCTGTTGAAGATTCTTGATGACATCCTCAGAAATACCGTCATTGCGGGCGCTATCTCTAAGCATCTGGTCAAGGTCAAAGTTGTCGGCAAGCTCTGGAGCGATCTGAATCATTGGCATAATCCGCTCAATAGTGCGGTCAATAGCGTTGTTTTCGATCATCCTTATCGCTAGAGCAATGCGCGAGGTGAACTCAACCTTTGGAAGCGGCACGATACCGGCATTCATTGGGCCATCAGGGTAAAGCTTTACAGACTCAGGTGGGTCTGGGAACACTCCTTCATTAAACAGAAGCAGGAACACGTTCTGAAAGATTGGTGTTAGCTCTGTAGTGATCTGGTTGAAGTTAGGCAGGAAGCGACGAAGAGCAGCGTTTTCAATACTGGCAACCTCTCTGGCTGTCATCTGCTTGTCCTTCTGAGCTACAGCCTCAAATAGAGCGGCGTGGAAGAACCCACGGACCTGCTCTGTCACGTTCTCCATCAATACCATGCCGGCGTTAATGTCGTTGTAGAGCCTCATCTGCTCGGGCTTCATCCCGTTGCGCTCATCAAAGACTGTCACGCCATTAGGCCGTGTTGAGATCTCATCTACTGAGTCTGATGGCACTAGCCAAGGTGGTTTGACCTGGAGAGCTACGCCCTCGTGGACATCTCTACGGAGCTTGTTTAGCTCTCTCATTGCTGGTAGAGCCTTGGATGCTGGCGCTAGACCGTAATTGTAGTCGTTCCAGATCTCAGCTCTTGGTGAGGCGAATGGATAGTAATCATATCCACCTTCCTCTAAAATCATTCTGTCTTCTTTGCAGACGTAGATGCTGGCGAATGGCTTGTTCTTGGCTTCGATCCCGTTCTTGTTGCGAGGAAAGCAAGCATGGATCACGGTGAAATGAGTTTTCTCACCACCCTTCTTCATGTCATTTAATGACGCCTTGGCCTTCTTACCTAGATTGTCCTCGCCAAACTTATCTGCCATTTCCGAGGCAGTCATAGTCAGCCACCGGTATTCGGTCCGAATGTCTCCCTCGCCATCCTTCTCAATGGCAAATGTGCCTAGACGGTCATAACAAAACTTGAGTAGCTTCTTATTTCCTCGCTCAACATACAATGATCCAGTGCCACCGCATCCCATATCGGTGACGACCGGCTTGATTGACTGGTAGAAGTTACTGCGACCAAGAGCGGTTAAAGCTAGCTCAGAACATTTGTTATACCATTTCCGGCCCGCATCATCGACCTCGTGGTCATCTTGGGGCGTGTAGATCATCCATTTCTCATTTGACGAGAATACCTCGGCAATCATGCCGTTAGAGTAGGTATCTAGACTCTCAATGCCGGTAGTGTCATACAAGCCAGAGAATCCGGTAACGTCAGGCGACTGGGGAGTTTGCGTAAATATATCAAGCTGAGGCTTAAAATACTTCGCAGTCAGATCCCAGTGAGACTTAAAGGCATTAAGCTCACTCTCAAGCGAATCAGCCTTCCTGAGAATAGTATCTACGTTCTCGTCAATCATTGACCCTGTGCTGTCTTACTACCCGTCGAGTAATTTGGATTAACGGCTCCGCCTCTAGTTGACTGAGCATAGCTAGACTCACTCATGCTGCGTTTCCGCTTACGCTTGGCAATCTTCTTTGCTTCAGTGCGGCCAACGTCTGGTGATGCTGGGGGCGGCGGGGGAGGCGGAGGCTTTGGACTAAGGAATCCCATACGCGCTTATTACGCTTTTTGCGTAAATATGTCAACTATCTTTAAATATCAAGCAAGCGACACTTTAGTATCCAGATCCTGCATTGATGCGTGGCCTACGCCGGCGCTTAGCGTGTGACTGTTGATCTGTCAGCATATCGTGCAGCTCTGCCTCTGCTAGCATTGAGAATGCGTCAGATGGGTGAGACTCCCAACCGTGAGAGATCTTGTTTGTGATCCATCCCGTTCCATCGGTAGCTTCCTTGTAATGAAACTGGCTTAAAGCGTCCCTGAGATGCGTAGTTGGCTTATCTCTAAACCAAATATTCGGAAATGCCTTCTTGGTCGCGTTAATCCGCAGTTCCTTGTCATGCGTTCTAGGAATTGTCTGCACGTTTGACAGGCCAGCCTTCCGTAACTCCTCTGCAAATGTCAGTCCATTAGGCTGTCTAGCTGCCGAGTCATGTGGAAGTAAGTGACCGCCATAGCTAAATCCTTTGGCCTGCATATGACCTACACGATCCTCTAGCGTCATGCCGGCTGATATGTCGCAGTCAATGACCGTTCTCCTCATCCCATCAATCTGCCAATAGATGACAGCAGTGTTCTGTGGCGATCCGATGTCCCAAGTCGTCCATACCGGACCACGATTAGGCTCAAAGTCGCAAACATGACCTAGCCTCAGCGCATCTTCTACCTCTTTGGCGTAAATCGTGCCAGGTATATCAGATGAAAACGAGCATTCAAACTCCCGCTCAAACACGTTGCTCTCTCTTGTAGCTTTCATCCTATCTAGCTGATCAGGCGGGATAAGACCGCTTTCAGATGCTTTTAGACAGAGGGAGAACCACTCAGGGTCTTTGAGCGAGTGCTGGTAGACTCTCCAGAAGGCATTCTTACCCTTGGGCGTCCCAACAAACGTGGCCCAACCTTTGTAGTCTAAAAGACACGGTTCTATGACTGACTCCCACGCATCTGGTGGAATGTCGGCATATTCGTCCAATACTACACCATCAAAGTAGAGTCCCCTTGCTCGCTCGTAGTTCTCACCGGAATACAGCCCGATCTCTGCCCCGTTCTGGAATCGAATCCATAGCTCCGACTCGTTCTTGATCACACCAGGTATCTGATGAGTGAAGGTCTTGAGGTAGCTCCAAGCAATCTTTTTGGCCTGCGCTTGTGTGGGAGCAAAGTATCCGTAGCGCAAAGGCGATGATTTCAACCCTTTGCGCGTATGGGTGTGGCATTTAAGGATTAGATCCTGCAGACATCCGAAGCTCTTGCCGCCCCTTCGATGCACCACTAAGCAGGCCCTGTCCTCTGTCCGTTGTAGGTATGGTCTAACCCAGTTCCGAGGCTTCAGCGTTAGTCTAGTCTTGTTCGTCGCCATATGCGGTCATAAAATAGTTGCGAATATCGCTAACAGTGAGTTTCTGAAAATGATCCGCGCTCCAGCAAATGCCGAAGACGTTAATTTCTTTAGGAGTATCTGAAGCGATCATTACTATCATCCTCTCGCCCTCAGTAATCTCAGCAAATGAGGTGATGTTGTGGAAGCCTTCAGCCTCTAGGTAGCTCTCAACCTGGCCAAGCTTCTCAACCTCTTCAAATGTCACCTCACTCATCCTCTCCTCCGATCACGATCTCAATCTCTCCTGAGACCTCTACGGAGTGATCGTGCTTGTCTCTCCAATCCTCCTTAAAGCGGTTCTTCATCTGAAATATGTAGCTAGTAGAGTTAAATCCCTCAACCCCTCCAAACGTGGCCTCACGCCCTTTACGCTCCCACCAAGACAGCCCCTCCTCGTAAGCTCTTTTTAGGGCGTTAGAAAACTCAGGCTTCTTGTTGCCCCAATCCCATAGCGTCTCCCTTACGACTCCTAGCTTAGACGCGATCTCAGCCTTGCCCATGCCTTGCTTACCGCACTCAATAGCAATGTCGCAGAACTCTGGTTTGTATTTTGTCGGCCTACCTCCTGCCATGCTCTTAGAATAAGCACAAAAAACCGGCCTGAGCAACTAAATACTCAGACCGGTTGTTACACACTAATAATATGAATTAAACACAAAGCAGCAAGCTGCTCCAAAGGTTGTATCTAATTCTCACAAAGCGTCAAGGTGTTTTTACGGTTGTCCTCCGGCCCATGCCATAAGGATTAAAATGGCTACGAAAATAGCTGACTGAATGATCTCTTGGATGTTCATTGTGTTTAAAGTTCAATTTGTTTATATCCGTAGCAATCGGTCAAGTCGTCCATTACATGGGCAAACAGGTGAGCGTAGCGGCGGGGATCAAGGTAAATAATTGCTGTCTCGTCGTCCTCTTGGGTAAGCCACATTGTGTCGGCGTCAGCGTCATACCTAATGTAATCAAAATCTAGTTTTAGAGTCTTTTCAAACTTGCGAATTTCAATAAAAGCGATGTCTAATGGTGTTGTCATATTCTTAGTGGTTTGGTGTTTTAGCAAAATTTAATCCATTGATTGCCATTTAGCGCATGAGTATAATCGCCGCCAACTTTTGCGCGAAGTATAGTAAGCCCCTCTTCCTTCATTTCGCTTAATGCGTCTAAATCTCGCTTGGCGTCTTCAAAACATTTGTGGCTTTCTTCAACGCACCCGATGTATTCATCAGAATAAGAAACGATGTATTCGTAATCTTCATCAGAGCCGTAAAGAGCCGACTCTATCACTACGCGAATCTCGTCATAATCCAAAGCCTTCTTGATTGCTTTAAAGCTATAATAGCTAGGCAAGTGAGGCTTAACCATTGCGAGGTTAATTGCCCCTTTGCGGGTCAATGATGTCTTCAGTTATCTCTCTGAGGTCTTGGGCCTCTTGGCTTTCTTTAATAATTACTGTCATGTCAGGGGGACAATGACACACTGATAACCAACGTCAACACCTATTTTAAACTTTTTTAGTTTTTTATTCTAAGGCGTGATTTCCTTTGCTTAAAATATCCCATGCAAGCGCTGCCACTGCTGGAACTTGTCCGTTTCCAATGGCTTTAAGTCTGTCCACCCTACAGGCCACCCCATTAGCCACTCTACCCAATTTGGGTTCAGAAGACCACCAGTTTGGTTTTCGTGATAAATCTGTCGAGGTAGTTGGTCTAACCGGTTTCGTTTTGTCCCGTCCTGATTTATTGAGCTTTTCGCCATCCCTGGAGAATCTTTCCAATCTCTTGCTGAAGGTGTTGGCCACATCGCCCTCCCAACCATTGTTTCTAGATTGGGATGCCGCTTTGGATTGTGGCAACTTTCTGGCGTTATCCTTGCTGCCATCGCGCTGCAACTTCTCGGTGTTGGCCATGATCCAGACTCTGTCGCGCTTGTGAGGCGCGGCAACGTGGTGCGCTCCCACAATACCCCATTTTGAATTAAACCCCATTTTGGCAAGGTCACCAACAACTCTGGCAAGACCTCTTCCCACAAGCATTGGTGAGTTTTTCCACGAAAACGTGTCTAGGTCGAACTTCACCAATGATTCGCGCCATTTCTCCCCACATACCGCTTCGCTCGCCGTCAATTCCAGCTCCTTTTCCGGCGCATGAAATATCTTGGCAGGGGAACCCTCCGGTAATAATGTCAACTTTCCCTTTCCATTCTGTTCCATTGAAGGTTCGCACATCGTCCCAGACAGGGAATCTAGGTAAGAGGCCGTCAGCTTGCCGTTGCAGAAGAACCCTTCTTGGGTAGTCTTCGATTTCAACGGCGGCAACGGTTCTCCACCCTCGCAACATACCTCCAAGGATTCCTCCTCCAGCCCCTGCAAATAGTGCCAACTCATTCATTTATTAATTTTTAAAACGGGATCTCGTCAGCATCAGCAGTGCTGGCGTCTAGTGCCGCTGCTTTAGCTTTGTAAGCTTCGCCAGGATCGTTTGTGGCAGGCGAGGCGCTTTCGATACGCCATGCGACCAGATTGTTGAAGAACCTCCCGTCATGCTCGCGGCCTCGGATGTTGAAATGCACCGTGATCTCGTCGCCGACCTTGGCCTCGTCAATCTCTTTGATGCGATCCTTGACTAGCTCCAACTTAATGAATTGGTCAAATTTACCGTCGTCCACTTTCACCACAAACTCACGCTTAGTGAATCCAGAGTTAAATGTCTGCGTATCCCCCAGCAAATGGAGGCTTCCTGTTATTTTCATGCTTTCGCTCATTGTTTATTTTTATTGTTAATTCGTCTCGCTAATTCAGCCGGATCGTAATCTGGCGCTGCCGCGAGACATGGGCAGTCTGAAGTATTTCTAACGCAATAAGAAAAGGTCGCGCCTGGTTCATATCTGAAGCGGGGGTATCCGTCGCATTTAACGCAGGGCTTTAACGAAGCATAAGCCTCCCTGATCTCTCTATCCATTCTTAATATGATGAGTTAATCGCGCAACTTGTCCATCAGAATTGTGATGAATAAAGGCTTCAACGCACCTTGGGACTCCCACGTATCCTTTCTTGTGATGCCAGCTATCAGTGCCGGATGGCGATCTAATATGCTCAGCCGTCACTCCTATATAATCTTTCGCAGATTGCCATCTGGTCACGGATCGATGGTGCAGGTGATGTAAATAAATCGTCCTGTGCTTGGTAGCTGCCCACATCTCTGGCTCTTCTTGGGCCATGAGCAATGGCGTATCTGCCAGTTTCGCTCCATCCCCGTGGCTAAATCCGAGCATATTTGATCCGAATCTGACGTATTTACGATGATTGACCGATATGTCAAATGTGACGTTTTTGCTTTTTCGGAAATAAGCTTTGAGCGTTTGGGCGAGCATCCAACCCGCGACGTAATCGTGATTACTGGGGCAATGAATTACCGTGACATTAGCGTAAGGCAGCAGCCTCTCAATCGCCCTGACCATAAGATCTTTGCATTGGATGAAAGACTGCCACCAGAGACCATCCATGTCTTGAGGCGTTCCGGCTGTCGTGACTGGGCGCTGGCTGTCAATATGTAGACAATCGTTACCGATCACCATATAAACCTGGTCGATCTCCCAGCCTTGCGACATCCGCAGCAAGTCATCAATCCCGCGATCCACGCAGGCTACAGCCTCTCTTACGTTGTAGTTACTGCCCGTCTCTTCCTCAACCGCCAGCTTTCCAACGTGGATGTCCGATGGATCAAGTATTAGGCAGTGGGCATCTTTGATTTTCTTGCGTTTGAACGCTTTGAACTTTGGCGAGTATTTCCTGAGATCGGCCAGAACCGGCTCAAATAGCTCATCTAGGCTAAGGTTCTCAGCTTTGGAGAAAAGGCTGATGCGCTTTGATTTATACCAGAAATGCTTAACCGAGCTTGGCGATATGCCGGCCTCATCGCACTCTTCCATAAGCGCTGTCATTGCGCCGCCGGATCTCAGGCGTTTTAACACCTGCATCTCATCTTCGGTTAATCTTGGTCTAGGCATGAGTAAGTTCCATAATGTTAATATGTCCAAACCTTTTAGTGGCATGGAGGACAGTCCCGTGGTCTCTCTTTCTAAAGATTTCTGCTATCTTTGTTGTTGAAAATGTTGTGTGTCTTCTAATTAACGCCATCGCAATCATGCGCGGGTGAGCTATTCTGTTAGTTCGCGTATTGCTTAAGATTTCTTTACTAGTCAAGCTATATTTATCGCAGACACAATGTATGATGGCTGTCGCGGTATCGATATTTTCCTGATCGCTCATTTGTTTCGGTAAGATTTCCAGTTACAATTGACCACTCCACCAGTCTCTTCGGCTCTTGACCAAATAGATCTTCCGACCGCTGCCGCTGCCTCATTCGGTTTGTGATTCGTAATGATGACGGTCGCTAAAAGGTTGTCGTAGCGATGGTCAATAAGGTTAGTTAGCGTTCTCTGCTCCCAATCAGTTCCTGCTAGCTCGGACCATTCGTCCAAAATAAGCAGTGACACTTTCTTGGCCTGCTGGAGAGTCTCGCGGGCTTTTCCTTTTAACTGCCTATCATCTTCAAACTGTTGTTTAATTATTCCTAACAGGTCGTGAGTCTTAAAATATCGACTTCCTTGGTCACGCTTAGCTGCCATCTCAGCCCATTTGGTCGCTATCTGAGTTTTACCTGGCCCACGATCGCCGCATAAAATTAGCAAACAATCACCGCCTATTACTCGCTCCTCAAGCTCCAGCGCTTTCCCTAGCCCATCGCCGTGCATCTGCATTAAATTAGCGATGTGGCGAGATGGGAATCCCCATTTTGCTAGCCAAGTTTTTATTTCATTATAGTTCAGCGACATAGATTCCGTCTCCTTCCGTGTTTCTTTCTGGCAAGTCCTGCCATCTCATTCTTTTGATCCAAAGGTGAAGACCCTGCTGGTATTCTCCATTTTCTTTAGTCCAGTGATCGCACTGCTTCCAAGCTTCAATCGCGGCCAGTAGCTCGTCTAGCGTAGGCCGCTCTGGTTTTTTGATCTTTTTCCATTCATCCCAAACCTGTTTCTTTGATGATCGTTGTCTGGATAGTTTTGGAGCTAATTCCCATAATTGAGATAAAATCTGTTTATCGTCCACTTGTGGACAAAAAACTTCTCCTTCTCCTTCTTCTTCTCCTTCTCCTTCTCCTTTAACAATTCCAGAATTATCTGGCACGGAGGTGGCAGGAGGGTGGCACGGAGGTGGCACGGAGGTGGCAGATTGTTGATTTATCAATGAAATCCAGCCCACTTCTTTTAGGTTCTCAATGACCTGCCAGTCATCTGCCACTTCCATGCGGGTTATCTCCCAGATGTCTGCCACTTCCATGCCACTCCCATCCGAGTTACGAAATTCACCGCTCGCTCGTGTCTCCTTTGAGTAAGTGGCCATCACCTGACAAAGTGCTTGGAAAACCCCAAACGCCACTATGCCGTCCTTCCCTTTCCTCATTAGTCGTCTGTATCCGCGAGAATCGCAGCCCGATGGGGATAAAAACCAGCCAAGTCTCTGTCTCTTTCTTGTGTCAGCATTCTCAAATAGCTGAGACCATTTATTAATCTTAATCATTTTGTGTTTTGTGTTTTCGCGATCTCCGCCAGCATCTGGCCGGCGTTGTGGACCACGCATATTTGACCTTTCCAGGTCGAGTGCAGCTCCTGTTGAGCTTTAGTTAATTTACGGGCGCTGGGAGGCTTGGAGCCGTCCTTTATCTCAAAAAGGTAGTTAAACCCATTTAAGCCCACGAGGATGTCAGGAATGCCTCTTCCCGCGCCCGATAAATCAAATACGCTAGCCTCGGGCAGAAGCTCCTTAAACTCCGCAACCACTTCTGAGTGATTGGCGTCCACCCGTTTGGCGTAGCGTGTCATACTGTTTCAATAATGTTTGCTAGATCTTTAGCGTAAGGCGTAGGGTAAATCCTAATCTTCCTCGGCTCGCCAAACTTTGTCGATTTTATCAGCTCCTTGCGAAGAAGGTTCTTTTTAACAAGATGGCTAACAGCAGTGTTAATACATCCACGGGTCGTTCCGATTACCGCAGCTAAATCTTCTGTTGAGATACCAGGTTCGCAGACTGTCGCTAAAACCAAAGACTTTCGGTAATATGTTGAAACACCTGCTCGCCTCCACCTTTCGGATTCAACTAGGTTTTTCATTGCAATAGTCATCGAATTACCACCTTTCCGAACAAAGCTTCTTTTACGTTTTTGGAAATTTCTCGGTATTCTGGGATGAAATCATCCTGAGCGCGTGAGACTACTTCCGTAAACTCGTCAGCTTTGACTTTAACAATTAAAGGATTTACTCCACGGTAATAACTCATAAACCACCACGTCTTGATTCCCGTGATAGCCATGCTCCAATGCACCTGTATTTTGTATTTTTTAGGCAAAACTCCTTGAATTAAATAATCGGTGTGTTCATCAATTCGGGGAGATTTTATTTCTAAGCCCATAGTGTATTCACCATTTTCATCCATAATCAATCCATCAGGGCTGCATCCGATAATCTTATCGTCACGGGTAACAAACCCAACCTCAGTGACCTGGTAGCCCATCATTGACTCAAAAAGCTCTCTGGCTGGGCCTTCATTTTCATGACCCCTATCAGTGTCAGCGTTCCCCATAAATTTATAAGGATCATCAGCATAACATTCTCTCGCAATTTGCTGAGCATACTTTAACCTGCTAGCTGATAGCTTACCGGTAGGAGTCAGGATATTACTAGCCTGAGAAGCCGTAGCCCGTCCAAGTCTAACTTTCTCCCAAGCTTCCGAGCCTTGTTTAATGTCGTCATGCACGATCATTTAGTTACCTCCTGACTAAAAAGATCTTCTGTATCAGGCTCGCTCTCGGTCTCAACAATATCCTCAAAAGGATTTACCGCAATTTCTCGTATTCCTGTAACCGGCTTGACCGGCGTTACGTCACGGAACCCAGCGATGTCGCGTCCTTCATCTTCATCATGGATACCGCCAAACCCAAAGGCTACGCGCCCACATTGAATGATCGATTTCCATTTAAGCATCCGGCGAGGATGTTGTTTCCAAGGCTCAGTGTTTCTCTTGACCTCTTCTAGGTATTCCCGATGCGTGGTAGGATGCTCACGATCCTTCCGGTGTATCTTGATTTCACACCAAGACCCATCCTCGGCCCACTCCTCGCTCATCCCGTTCATTTGCGGATGGTCGTTAATAATCCGAAGCCAGCCGTCAATAGAGACGATTGGAACAATTTCACCGCCCTTACCAGGAAAAGCGTAAAGCTCTTTGAGTAAAGGGTTTAAGCCGTAGGTATTAGCTACGATCACAAGGCTAGCAAACTGCTCATCGTTCTTGCAGCTCTTAAAAGCTGTAGCCTTTAAAATCTCAGCAGTGCGTTTTGAATTGCTGCCCCAATCGCTCTGCAAGCTCTTGTAAAGCATTGCCCTTCTTTTGTTGTGTTATTTCGTTCATGTCGTTAAATGGAATATTTTGAAACGTGTTTTCCGTTCACGCTTATTCGCTCTGATTTTACTGGATGCCCATCGCGGCGTAGGTCTAAAACCCTTGCGGCAAGACGGGTGCATCCAAATTTTTTAAATGCCCCAAGTGTAGTGAGGCTTCCACCGTTTTCTAAATGCGCTAATATCTGACGCTTTTGTGTTTTGGTTTTCATAGTCCAAGGTTCTTTCTAGCTTGCGCGTAGGCGGCTTCTCGCGCCGCTTTGTATTCCTGGCTCTCATTAGCCCTGATTCGGGCCACTCCAGCTTCTATGGCGTCCCAGCGCTCACTAGGAGCGTATCTGGCTTTTCGTTCCTCGTCTTTAATAAGCGCGGCCTTTTTACTCTCTTCGTAAATGTCCATTAGTATGTCCTTTGTTTTGCGTTTAAAGCAATGTTGATTGCCTCAATTCTTTCAGCGACCTCGTATTCGCTCAACTCGTAATATCCGCCGATCAAAAGCTCCTTAATTTCAAGAAGCTCAAAATTCGGACGAAGATACAGCTTGTGAGCCATCTCTTGAATTCTAGCCTTCTCAACTGCTCGCGAGCTAGCAAACACCCACATAACGAGCGTGGAAAGACTAAGAAAGATCGCAGCTCCAATCATAAGCTCTTTCATTTTCTGGCTCCTTTTAATGCTTTGCTAAGCAGGTTCTGGACTAAGTCTTTAAGGCTTACTCCCTTTGTAACGGCAAGCACCTTAAGTGCCTGATGTGTCTCTTGGTCAACTTGTATTAGTTTCATTTTTTTAGGTCAGCCTTGCGCTGATAAATGAAACGTAGTCAAAAATAGAACCGAGTCAAATAAATTTCTTAAATTATTTTAATTTCGTGTTTTACGCCAAGTAATCAACTAGAGCATCGCAGTAGATCTGAGCTAGCTCTGACTCCATGCCGTCAAATAAAACCCACTCCTTGGCATTGCTAGCAAAAAACGGCTCCAGTATAGCGGCAGGTGGCTTTGTCTTTGATAAGAACCTGTAACCTCTACCTCCTTGGCTAATCGCCTTAACGCCTCTATCCTTCTGACCTGGCACAACCTCCGAGTGGATTTTACGAAATGCCTCTGCTAATTTCTGTCCTTCTTTACTTCCGGCGCAATACAGATATTCAAACCCGTTAGCACTAGGACTATGACAATTAAAATGAAGTTCAATCACGCAATCAAACCCCCAAGATTGTTCAGCTAAATACGAGCAGGATTTGTGATAGCTTTTAAATGGAGTCTCGGAAATAACTGTTGATGATATAGAACGCTCTGTAAGCTTCTCTCGTAGCTTTTCAGCCACGTATTGATTATAAGCCCACTCACTGACGTTGCCTCGGCTCACAGCGCCTTTATCGCCCATTCTAGAGTGGCCCACACAAATCAATACCTTCTTGATCCTCGGCTTTGGTTTGCGCGAGAAAATAGCTATTAGCTTTTCAAATATTGATTTCATTTCTGTCCGGTAATTAATGCACGTTGCCAGACATACTGACTATAATACTTCTGGCCTCTACCGATCATCGAAACCTCTTGAAATGTATAAAGCCGGCCATCAGTCAGAGTTATCACCGGAGGATCGTAGCTGCTCGCGTTTAATTCTTCTTGAGAGGCGCTCAATCCGCAAGACGGAAGCAGCATCCCCAACGCTAGCCAGCTTATCAATTTCGTCTTCCAGGTCATCAATATATCTCCTCAGTTTTAAGTTTGTATAAGCGACATAGGCTTGAAGCGCTGCTGTCAAAAGCTTCATCATTCGCCTTTTTTAAACCTCCGCCATTGGTTTATCAAAGAAAGTATTCCGATTAGCAGGGCTATGACCGCCGAAATAAATCCAACAGCCATTTCAAAGTAGTCAAAATAGGCCGAGATCGCTGACCATGAGCTGGCTATCATTCCTGTGATCGGGTGTGTTAAATGGTTATTCATTATTCCAGCTCGTCTTCAGGCTCAGGCTTGATCGCCAGGAACTCTAACTGAGTAAGCTCTTGACACCCTCGGCATCTTCAAGCATCGCGTCATCGTTAGCGGTGAATCTCCAGCAGTCGATGGCTATAAGTCGTCCACTGACCATCAGTGGCTTCAGCAAGGCTTAGCAACAGGTGGTAGTCCGGTGAGTGTTGTGCCTTGTTTGTTAGGATAGCCCGGTCAGCATCTACGGCTGCAACAAGTCCCGTGTAGAGTTCGTCGGGTTGAACGACATAGTATCGAAACCCTGTGTCAGCGCGGGACTGCTCAATGTCTGTGAGTGGTTCTTGTTGTTCGTCCATTAGTCAGGTAGTTCAGTTAAGTTCATCAGAAGCTCTAGGTCTTCTTCGATAGGCGGCTCCCAGCGTAACGCTGTTGAGGTAAGTCTCAAGGTCGATTTCCTCGAATGCCCTCTAGGTCAAAGTCGTCGGTCTCAAGGATGCCACTGCGCTTAACACAATACAACTGTCGCTGTTGGTCTCAGGGTCGAGAAAGGTGTTATCCCACAGTGCAACCACCTGTCAGTGCCGTTGCCGTCTGGTAGACCTCGGGCTTCGTTTCCGGCGGTCGTAAGCTGCTCGTAGGATGCTTCGTTGCTGAACCGGAAGAATCTATGGGTTTCGTCTGTCATTACTTAAAGTGTTACGTTGTTAACAATGATGCTCCAGCCCTTGGCCTTGAGTGAGTCCACTGCGGTGTTCGTCGCGGCACTGAGCGCCGTTCCATCATAGTCAATATCTATTCCGCTGTCTTGTAGTGGATTGCCTGTGGATGTGCCGTCGTCTGTCCCGTGCTGGTTTGATGCATCTATGCTGACCAGTATATTTTCCACGCTGATTGCGGTGAGTGATGTACAGCCGTCCCATGTGCCATTAAAGATTCCGGTGGAAATAATTGATGGATTCCAGTTATCAAACAAGCCTTCGGCAAAATCTGTAAGTGCGCTGCATCCTAACCAAGCGAACCCTAAAGTTTCTGATTTTATCACGGGTGTCGAAAAACTAGATAAAGAAGAGCATTGATACCAAGCGTAACTTATATCTAAAGCAGCGGGCAAGGGCGTGCTAAAACTAGTTATTGGATCGCCAAGCCATGTCGCATGGAAATTATTACCTTTACTTAAATCGATGTCGTTAGGGAAACTTGTAAGTCCAGTGTTTCGCCATGCAGCCGTAAAGTTCACATTGCTCGCCGAAGTTCCTAGCTTTGCGCCGCTTGGAAATGATGTAAGGGCCGAGCAATCCCGCCATGCGCTGTTAAAGTCAGTGCAGCTCTTGATGTCTACCGCTCCAAATGAACTTAGTGATGTAGCTTGATACCACGCAAAGGTCACTGTATTTGTAGAGGGTAAATTTGTATTAAAACTGGTCAATCCGGTGTTACGCCAAGCCTGAGAAACGTTTAAAACTAGCGGCAATGAATCTAAATTGAACTCAGCTAAAGCTGAACAGTAACCCCATGCGACACTTACTGAAGTCGCTGTAGGCAACGGTGTGCTAAACGACGTAATACCACTAGAGTTCCATGCGTTATCAAATATTACGGTGCCTGTCGCCTCCGTGCCTAGCTTGGCGCCCGCCGGAAATTGTTGAAGTGAGGAGCAGTCTTGCCATGTTTGGGAAAAATTAGTACAGATTTCAGCATGTATCGCGCTGAATGAGGTGAGAGCGGTTTGGCCCTTAAAAGCTTTAATTAAATTTAATGCATTTTGAAAACTACTATGTCTAAATTCAACAATGTCTGTTCTATTATTCCACACTGACCCATAGCTGCCTGAAACCACTGAATCAGCCGCGCCTCGGTCAATCAGAAGCTTCCTTGCCGCCTCGATGTCAGCACCTGTCGCCGATTCTGGTAAAAGTAGCATACCAAAAGATTCTCCTACCCTCCGTGTAGTTCCAGCGTTACCCAAAAGATTTAACTCAGTGACCGCATCGTTGATCCACGCGATACGCAAAGGTTCCGAGTGACGTGCCTACGATTTGCCAGCCAGCTTGGCTTGATGGATTGCAAACAAGGTGGTCAGCTGTTGTCGTTCGAAGGTAACGGTGTAGCCATCCCGTGGGTTGGTCGTTCGGTTGACTCAGTTGGTAACAGAAGCGTCAGTGTCGCCATTGATCCGAGCCAACAATACTACCGTTCCAGTGAACCATGAAATCAGCGGGTCAACGATGGGAATATCTGCGGGTCAAAGAAGTAGTAGCCAAAGCCGTCCTTTAGGTCGAACACGTTGTTCCTATTATTAATATAATTACGAACGTCGTCAGCTTGGGCGTCGGTGATGGTCGCAGGGAAGAGTGCGAGGTATTCTAGGTCGATGGCTGGTGTTACGTACCGTTTGTTAAGCTCGCAATGATAAACTCTTCTGAGCTAAGTTGTCCGGTTGCAGCTAGAGACAAGTCAGCGTTGTTTACTTTGCTTTTCTGAGAGCCAGTTAAAACTTTTGTGTCTAATAAATAATCACCACGTTCGTCGTTAAAGAAATTACTGTGTGTTGTGATATTGTTTGTGTTGTAGCGAACCATCAAGTCTGGCGTAGCAAGGTCCCTTCGAAGTTCTACACCACCAGCGTTTGCGGAAAGAACACCCTCACTATTAAGGCCAAAAATTCGTGCTGCTGTTTCCCCACCGTCTCCAAGCACACTGAACGCAGCGAACATGTAACCATCAGTAATCGTCTGGTTTAGCAAGCCTTCCATGAAGTCATTAACACCATCGAACCTCAACACCGGCTTCTTGATAATCGTCGCTGGGTCATTCCCTGACTGGTTGACAGTTACCGGACCGCCGACACAATTAAACTTGGTGTCACCGTGGCGAATGCTTGTTGAACCGTTGAAGTCACAATCGAAGACGACCGCATTGTTGACCGTGAGCTTGGCCTTTTGAATCGCGTAGTTGCCTTGTTTCGGAGGGTCTGTTGGTTTAACTGTAAGTCATTTGTAATTGAGTTAGCTTGGTTAGAGCCGCCCGCTATAGAGGTTACAGTCTGGTCGTTAAGTTTTGCATAAACATTCGTTCCATCAAATCCATATTTTAAATTAAATGGTGTGTCCAAAGGGACTACGGGAGCTGAAAGATTTGTGACATCTGATTTACTAAACACGCGAATTTCGCGTCCTACCCAAATCAAAACACCGATTCCACCAGTCCAACCCCCAGCACCAATCGGCATTATGTAATTACCAAGCTGAGTAATAATCATGTCAACTTCAGCTTCAAAAGTCTCGTTGGAGCCAATGGTAACACTCGGCCCAGTCGCGTAGTTTCCAGTGACGTTCGGAATATAAAGATAACCACCAAGGTTGCCCGATGGATTCTTGATTAACGACAACGCTTTAGGCTGGTTTAGGGCCACGTCTTGTTTCGCATCGCCGCCTTTGTTGGAACCCCGCGAGAGATTGCGAAGAACCGGAACGGCTCAAGGAAATCAGCGGTCGTCAGGGCTTCTGCTAGAACATCACCAGATGTCGCTGGGCTGGTCAGGGTTGATAGATTGAGTGCCATTTGTTATAGAGAGTCTGAGTGATAAGGCCAGTAGATGAGACGCTTGATGTGGCCGTTGAGTGGAAAATTAAAATTATAAACGTTTCCAATGTGCATCTTATCAATCCCGCTGGGTATAGCCGCGCTTGTGTCTGCAACTTCTGGTTCTCCATTAAGCGAGCCTAAAACATCATTGACTTTATAACTCGCTGCCAATCTGTTTAGTTGATTTAAATTGATATTACCTAAGAATGAGCTTACTGTAGTCGTGCCTGAAGACCTAACATATAAATTCAAGCTTACGTTAGGTAGGTAAACTCCCATTCGATTAGCGTTTGCATCAGAAGAATTGTGATACTCAAAAATGTGTGGGAGATTGGTTGTAGTCTTAGGGACGGTTTCTACATAGGTGGTCCCCTCGCTTTGGTTGTAGAAGTCGAAGTCACTGCCGGTAATCTCAAGGTCGTCCGCGGCTCGCGTCACGGTGGAGCCTGATGTGGGGATGAACGATGTTGCTACGTCGCCTTCTTCAAGCTGAACTCCCGCAAAAGCGATTCCTCCTGTTCCTGCGAAATTTGAATTTCTGGAGTCTCCTAACGAGTCAGCAAGGCTCAACCTAATTTTGCCAGAGCTCTGTGAGGCGCTATCGGGGCGCGTCCATTCAAGTCGCCTCCAACCATTCCCAAGGTTAGTTATTTTAGCTGACCCCGCAGATGCGTTAAATGCATCACTTATGGTATCAACGTTTACGAAGTTATTGCCGCTCAGATTAGTATCCCAGAACTGGAAGAAACGCGCTTCCCCTATATTTTTGTAGAACAAAGAAGCGGTTGCGTTTGTCGTTGAGCCTCCGCTTATGTCACCGTGCTGCAAGCTCGTTTTCTGGTTACTCCCTATTCGCGATAAAACGTAAGCGTTTATTTCTCCTA